TAATTCATCAGCGTCAATTTGAAATATATAATCTTTTTTACAATATGAATTTAATCTATTTTTCCAATCAGCAAAATGAAAATTAAATGGGGATTTACATAAAGAAATATGGGGTGATATAGTGTCCAGGAATGATTCAACTTCCTCCGTACCATTGTTAGTATCAAATAACACCACAATTTCATCATCAGGTTGCTTGTTTTTAATTAAAAACCCAATTAGTTTTTCAATTTCATTTCTCTCATTACAAACAGTAATAGCATAACTTATATTCATTCTTCAACATTTTCAAATACGCCTATGTATTCAAGGGCATCCATGTATTCTTTTTCTTCAAATTCCCTCAAAGTTTCCATGTCCATTCTATACTCATAAAATTGGCCTTTTTTACCTGGGATGGGGTATTTGGATTTTTCTTCTTCTTTTACAGGTATAGCTTTAACAGCTGCCCATTTCCATTGGGAGGCATTAGGACCATTAGCAAATACCATTCCTTGGGTAGGTAAATTAACCATAGAAGGCATCCATATTTTTCCGTCACCGGCTTCACCCATAAGTTCTTTATAAAGGTTAGGTAAAATTTCAACTTGTTCATCAAAGTATTTTTCACCTTTTTTCATAAGGGAGTTTGTTTGAAACCCACAACCATAACACATATAATTTTTAATTTTATGGTTTACTTCCTGAACATAGCAAGCATTACCCCCACATCTATCACACACAATAAGATTATCCATTTATACTTTTTTAAGTTTAGGTAAATTTAACTTAGGTAGTTTATTTTTATCCTTATTACTGCTTATTTTTTTTAGTTTAGGTAATGATAACGACACTTGTTGGGCAATTGAAGGTACATGCTCATTTAATAAGTTACCTAAAATTTCTTCCATTTTACTAAAGCTAAAATTATTTCTAGAATAGTAACCTTGTCTTTTTGCTTTTACTTTCCAATCTTTATAATTATCAGTAATACTAGTTAATGCACTAGAAACATTAGTAGGTTCGGGAGAAAACCATTGTGATTCAGGTATTAACATATCTTTAATAACTGCGGTTTTATGTATAGGTTTTAATGAACCTTCAACTAAAGCACAAAATTCGGGTTGGAGAAAATCTAATTGACCGGACCAATTAGAAGCTATAATAGGTTTATTAGTTAAAGAAAATTCTAAAAGAGGTCGACCAAACCCTTCTCCTTTAGTTAACGAAACCATAGCCTTAATTTTGGGATGGTTATATACTTCGTTCATTTCCTTATTGCTAAGATCACCATGTAAAATATAAACATTAGGTAATTTTGAAGAATCAACTGATTTTTTAAGAAAATCTAATCTTTTCAATATTTCAGTTTTACCTAATAAAGAGGCATTTGTTATGCTAGTTTTTAAAATTAAAGCAGGCGGATTTTTTTTATTTTTATATTTTTCATAAAATATTTTTACTAACATACCTATATTTTTTCTATCCTCACCCACATCACCCTGCATCCAATGACCAACAGAAAGAAAAGCAAAATCCTCGGGAATAGAGTTAATATCATCAAATATTTCCCTACTAGCTATTTCATTACGTTTTAGGGGCTTGTATAAATCCACTAAAGCTCCCTCTAATAATACCTTTACAGGTTTTTCTAGTTTTATTTGCCTTAGCAAGTTACCATTTTTATCCTTGTGATCAAAAGCTGTAGTTTCAAAAACTTTTTTAGAATGTTCAGATGATACTAGGTTTAAGTCCATTCGGTTTAGCCCCTCTATCCATTGTGGAGCACAGTGAGTAGTTTCAATCCCTGCAGTTAACCCAATATTATATTTTCCTACTGGTTGGAATTCGTTAGGTACAGTTATTTGACACCAAATGTCAGGTTTAGTTGTTAGTTGTTCTATAAACAGGGATTTTAAAAAGCCCCATTCTTCTTTATGATCATCAATAAAACCCCACGCACAATTTCCCCACCTTTGGGGTAAAATTTTTACATCATATTTATCCAAATTTACTAGAGCTTTAACTAAATCTCTACTTCTAGAACCATATCCTGAATAAGTATCTATGGGGCAACTTATATAAAAAGAATTTTTCATTAGTATATTAATTTATGTGGTAAAACCTGTTTTTCTACGGTGGTATCAGTTATAAACTCATATTTGGGTCTTGGTGTCCAAGTATCAAATAAATTATCAATAGCCTTTATAATTCTATTAGACATTTTTTCAGAGGTAAAACCCGCTTCATCCCCAATAGCCCATTTATAACCCTCTAACCCTACTTCTTTTCTTTCTGAAGGGGATAAGTTATACAAATTTTCTATTTGTACAGCTGCATCCTCCCAACTACACCTATCATCAAAGATATATGGGGTAGCAGGAGAGCCCTGTAAAGAGAGTGAAGTTGGATATACGGGAAAGGCCCAATTTCCATGTTTTTTATAAGTTCCTCTATGGTTGGAAGGTACATCAGGGGATGGGGTATACCAATTTCCTTCATCATCCTCAAACCTCATTTGGTCTTGCATTCCGCCAGTAACATTAGCTATAAACGGGGTTCCAGTAAGTAATGCTTCAGTAAGAGCTAAACCCCATCCTTCATTTGAAGATAATAATGCTACCCCATCAGAAATATTATATAGATAACTCATATCTTGAGATGATAATTTATTACCTATTATTTGAATATTACTTTCATTATCAGGGAATAAGTATTCTATAACTCTTGGTATATCTGTACCATTACCATCTACGGGGTCTGTTTTTAGTAACAGACTACATTTTTTAGCTTTAGATTTAGGTAATTTTTCAGTAAAAACTTTCCAAGCTAATAGTAAATCCATTATTGACTTACGTCTAATATTTCTAGAGTTAAATAATAAAGTAAATTCATAATCTTTACCCTGATATACTTTGTTTTTAAATTCTAGTAAATCAGGATCTTCTACATGTATAGGTTTAAAAACTTTATTATTTAATCCATGAGGTACATATTCAATAATTTTATTTAGGGCTTTATCTCCCAAAACCATTTTATTGATATTTACCGTTTGTTTAGATATCCCTAGTAAAGCATCACAGCTGTCATAAAAATCTTTATTATAAACAGGTGCGGGTACATCATCCCATATGTTAAGGTAGATGAAAGGCATTTTTGTTCTAAACTCATTTTCAACATCAAATAACCACTTATAATATCTGGGATCTGTTATAAAAAAGATAGCATCAGGTTTTTCTATATCTATCACCTGCCTTAGTATTCCAATATCACCATATCCATTAACTGGGTATATAAAAACTGATGCATCCTTTACTTTGCTTTCATGTTTAATAGGTTCGGATATATCAAACCTTTTTCCTTTATCCGGGTGTTTAACAGCTCCTGCTATACATGCAAAATTAAACCTATGACATGTGTTTAAAACAAACTCCCTACCTACCTGTGCTACACCAGAATGGACCCTAATATCATCTCCTAATAGGAGAATTTTTTTCCTCTGGTCCTGAGGAATATAACCTTCTTTCATATTATTTTCTTAAAACTTATTTTTCAATGTTGAATTCCAAATTTGTATGTGATGATACTTGCTTCCTAAATTCTTCATTAGTAAGATACAAATGAATACTGCGTTCTGCAAGTTTTTGGAAAGAGAATTTACGTTTAATGCATTCTACTCTAAAATCATCCCACATATTGGAATCTATCTTTACACTAGTTAACTTTTGATTACTCATGACAAATATTTTTATTAATAACGTTAGATATAAATATACATAAATATATTAAAAATTAAAATTCTATACCAAATTCACAAAGTTCTTTATTATTAGCATATGGGCAAAATCTACAACCATTACCCGGTTTAGGTAAATGTACCGAATCCTTATGTCCTGATTTGTTAAATGTTTCTGATATAAAAGTGTCCATAAATTTAGTTGCTTTATTTATCTTAACTTTACCAGACGCTGGTTTAAATGTTTGTATTCTGGAAATAGCAAAGTCCGAAAATTCAGGTACTTTTCTTTTAACTATAAAAAATTCAATTTCTATTTTATCTAATGGGATACCATATTGTTCAGAAAAAAACTTTTTGTATAATACTAATTGAAATTGCTTTATTTCATCTTTTTTGGCCCAATCACCCCATCCTTTAGTAGAAGTTTTAATATCATATATGTAAAATTTATCTTCCCATTCATCATATAAAACTAAATCTAAATAACCCATATACATAACGTTATTTAGTTTTTTGTTGGGTTGGATTATAATAGGCACTTCACATCCCACTAAATACTTATCTCTTTTAGTAAAGTATTTACTTCTGCGTTTTTTAAAAAATTCTATAATATTAACCCCGTCTTCATAAAACTCTCTCATTTCAACTGGAGTAGTGAAATGTTTATCATTATTAGATTTAAGTTCTTTTACATAATTTTCCCTAAATGAATCCTCAAATATCCCAATAATATCCTCTCTATCCGCTGCTGCACCAGATCTTTCAAACATTACATCCATATAATATTGTAAAGCTTCATGTAAAGCAGTTCCAAAAATAGTATGAATGCTAGAAGAAAATACTTTATGTCCGTCCCTATATCTTAATGCCCATTTTTTAGGGCATTCATGAAACATAGACATTTGAGAGTAAGAAATATTCTTTTGATAAGAATAGTTAATCTCAGGTAATTTGAAATTCTGTATTTCCCTGACTATTTTAGGAATTTTTTTCTTGGCCATTACGAAATCATTTCACTAGAATTATAAATTTTTTCTCCTAATCCATCTATAATTTTAATACCTAAGTTATCACATACTTTTTTTTCAGGGATATTATCAGCAAACCTATCCCCCCCTTTAGTAAAAATAACGTTGCAATAAGGGAAGTGAAGTTTAGCCAAATGAAATAGTCCCTTTAAAGTTTTACAAACTGAATTATCTGTATCCTCCGCTATATAGGCATTATCCACCCACCTAATAGATTTAATAATAGTTTTTCTATAATTCTCACTCTGAAAAGATTCTTTACCTCTTTTTAGTTTAGCCTGTTTATCGTTATTTACTATTACCCATAACACATCACAATAGTTCTTGGACAGTTCTAAGCATTCTATATGTCCTGGGTGTATGGGGTTAGCATACATAGATGTAATACCTAATGTCATGTTTTTAATAATTTAGTAATTTCCTTTTTTTCAAAACCCATTTTACTTAAAATATCTTTAATTTTAGGTTTTCCTAAAATATCAAAATATTCTTTTGCTTCTTTTTTAGAACATTCAAAATGATTAGATAATAACTCCATTAAATCTACATTATACTTAGTAATATTACCCTTAATATATTTAAGAAATACTTTACGTTTAGGAATTAATTCCCTATAAATAGTATAAATTTGTTTTTTTTCAGTAGGTAAAATAGTTTGGACTTCATTAGATAATTCCACATAATAGGAATTCATAGAAATAAATCTATGAATCATATAGCTATTGAAGGATTCCCAATCCTGTTCACTAAATGAATCTATAGGAGATTTTTTATAGGTAATTTCCTCTAACCAATTCCAAATTGTCATACGCAATATTCACTATATTCCTCCCGTAGGTCTGGTGGGATAGTATCCTTAAGAATTTTTCCTGTTTTAACATCATAAAAAACAGGTAAGGGTAGGATAGCATCCTCATCTGTACCGGCTACGAATTTAGATACCTGACGTAATACCATTCCTTGTTGAAATACTACATCCCCATCCGGAGTTTTAACAGCAGTAGTATTTTTCATATCAATATTGAGTTGTGGTTGACTAGTTTGTTGTTCCATAATAAAATTTAAATAATTGTGTTAGATTTTTTTAATTCAATGATTTTAGCTATAGCAGACATAATATTAATTTCCTTATCTATTCTAAAATTAGCTTGGTATAGATGGTTATTAAGTATTACGGCTATAGAACCCTCTAATTCGGGGGCATATTTAGAAGCATAATCAAATAAAGCCCTAAATAATTCTTCATAGTCGTTTACACCTGAATCGGCTATTATTTGGCGTAAGT